GACACATAAATTCATAACGAAGACTTTGCAGTCCGTTATCAGTACCGAGTACCCCACAACTAATTAACCACTCATTTAAATCCGAATCAGCGGTTCCACCAGTTCCGGTGTCTCCCATATACAATGTAACTTTGAATTGGGTGGTTACCGATAGTTCACCAAAAAGTTGTAGAGCTCCAGGAAGAGATGCCCTTTCGTCATTAGTATTTCTCGGAGTAGTCATCCGAGTATAAATCGGATCAACCCTATATGGATTATTGGGATAATCGGGTCTAAACGGCTCAGCCATCTATAAATATTTGAATAAGAATCTTATGTACTATGTATAATGGCTTATAAAGGAAAATACAAACCATCATACCCAGAAAAATACAGAGGTGATCCTACAAACGTAGTATATCGTTCTCTGTGGGAAAGAAAGTTTATGAAATATTGTGATTTAAACGAAAATGTTGGTCAATGGGCTTCTGAAGAATTTTGGATTCCCTATAAGTCACCTTTAGATGGTAGAGTACATCGGTATTTTCCAGATTTTTTTATAAAGTATAAAGATAAAGATGGAAAACAGAGAAGTGTAGTCATAGAAATAAAACCCAAGAAACAAGTAGAGATGCCTGAACAAAATCCAAAACGAAGAACAAAATCTTGGGCATATCAAGTACAAACTTGGGTTACAAATCAAGCAAAGTGGAAAGCAGCAAAAGAATATTGTGATGATCGTAATTATGAATTTAGAATTATGACTGAGGTAGATTTGGGAATATGAAAGACGAAATATATAAAAAAGGAGAAGGTATTGGTGATACAATCATCAAGGAAGCTGGAAAATCAAACCGCAGTGGTGATTGGTATACTGGAAAACTTCAACAGGCTTTAGGTCAAGTTCAAAAAAACGATATAAATCTACAGGATACGGGTGGTATTGAAGTTGGACGAATGTATTTCTTTAGTTATAGTGCTAGTAGTGCAGGCCTTATGTTCTATGATAGACAGCCACTGGGATATATTTGTGAAATAAACTATGGCAAAGGTTATTTTATAGGAATTAATTTACATTATGTAAATAAACAGACGAGAGAAGGCCTCGCAAAAAGTCTAATAAATAAATCAGATATGGTAGGTGTACCTCGCAATACTATACATCGTTACCTTTTTTCTGGGGCAGGAGGTTTTTTGAGAATTCCAGAAAAAGATTGGCCGTCCGTTGCATTATTACCAACTGAAAAATTTGTTGATATGAGAGGCAAATCTTTCCCTAAACATCAAGCCTGGAGTAAATCTTAAGTGGCATATCAAACAGTATCACAAACGAATCCACTCACTCTCAATGGCCTTGCTCATGAGACACAGGTTGATTTTAAAAATGGAAATACGCGAATAATTCAGACGAATGCGCCCAACGGAACCCAACCAATTTATCAAAATGGAAACTTTACTCCACAAGCAGCAACTGCGGGACTAACTGATACTAATCAAAAACAAACTATACACGACTCCTTCAATACATCTATTAGAGCAGCTCACAGTGCAGGTGGAGGAACACCAAACGGATTAAAGTTGCCTCCCCAGGCTCAAGCAGAGAATCTTGGAAAAGCTCCTGGGGCTTCATTAACTACTCCGGCAGCAAATCCAGATCCAAATAATTCTAGTGCGAATACAAATATTTTTACGGCAGCAGATAATTTTCTTGATAATGTGAAGAAAGTAGGAGACCCGATTGGTAACCTTAAAGATCTCATGGTAAATGGTGATCAATTTGGTGTTTCTAATGAATCGGCTATTTTTGGTAGACTGATGAAGTATCCATTTGATATGGATATAACACGACAAGATTATCTTGTAATTGATCAATTTAGATATATTCCACCAAATTCTGAAAGTATATTTGCCGGTGCAACTGATATCTGGGCCAAAGGATTGGGTAGAGGAACTGATAGATCTACGCAAGCCTTAGGAAAGGTTTACCTTCCTATGCCAAAGGCCGTGCAAGATTCAAACAGTGCTGGTTGGGACGGAAGCTCAATGAATAATATTGCTGCTGGAGCAATGGCAGAGGTTTCAAATAATTTGGGTGCCTATGTTGGAGCCGCAGGACTTGGCGGCCTGACGGGGATGGCAGGATTTGGTAGTCCACAACTGTTCGTACAGGCGCTGTTGGCAGG